TACAACATAAGGAGAAGATAAAATGGAATCATTACCAACATGGCTAACATGGGAAAACGCATTAATTCTAATTGCAGCACTTGAGACTTTTATTGGGGCGTTGCCTAACACCTGGATTAAATACCGCAGTTTTATTTTACGTCTTTTCAAGGCTATCGAAGAATTTTAGAAGCGAAACTCACCCGGCAACAGTAAGACCGGAAGGAGATGTCCCCGCCATCAGTGCGGGGGCTATTTAACATGAAATACCGAAAAGTACAGGGCTGGCAAGTAGCCGAAACTTGGTCATATCCAACAAATATTGCACCAGAACGAATCATAAGAACAGAGTATGTTGATCTGTTTTGTGGTATGCTCACAATGAAAGCTGGATTTTGTTTTGAAGGCTCCGCCCCAGGCCCAAAATGGCTTTTAAGATTAATAGGGATATTGGGCAAGAAAAGCAAGCGGGGATACTGCGCTCATGATGCAGTTTACGCCTTGATACGAAATGGATATCTCGAATCAATTTGGAAGAAAGCGGCAGACGATCTCATGTACGAAATACACACAGAGGACCGTATGATAAAACCTGCGTCTAAAGTTGCGTATAAATCTGTTGCCAAGTTTGGACACTTTGCTATTGATCCGGCTAATAGAATAAAGATTCAAACAGCGCCATGAGATTCAACAAATATATAATACTATTCTTATTATTTACAATGTTAACAGGTTGTATGATAGCCCGCGAAATCATAATGCCCGACGGAATCACGTACATCGTAAAAGCTCGAACGGATGATATGGTCACCTTTAAGAAAGACGGTACCGAAATTATAGTAGATGGTCGTGGCCGTCCCGGCATACTTGAACAAATACTTGCTATTATGTTCATCAACTTACCGGATGTTACTGTAGGGAAGGATTAGTATGAAAACATTATCGATCATCACTATTTGTATATTCCTAAGCTGCGTCGACTTGGAGGCGGCTGAGTATCAATCAATTGTGGATTTGTACCCTACACAGGCTGAAGCTGCGGGAGTTCTTCGACTCGGCGAAATAGAGGAAATTGAGGGGAGTTTGCTCCGAACAGTAGGAGAATGTAAATCTGTTAATACAGATAGTTGGTTTCAGTTCTACGACGTTGCCGTAAACGGAGAGTTTGACAATAAAGCAGATTTCGCTATTTTTCTCATATTACGCGAAAATAAGTTCGAGGTAGTATGGCTTTATCACGATATAACCCAAGCAATAGAAATAATTACAGAGCATTGTGAAGAAAACAATGTTGAAACGCAGGGTTTTATACATTTTGCCGATCCGATTAAAGTTCGCAAAGGCAATGAAATATAACCCCTGCTTGCACAGGGGTTACGCTCTTTGACAATCTAAAAAGTAAGCAACCCTGAACCTAAAAGCAAAACCAGAACAAGGGCCAGCAAAATAAATACCCATCCAGCTATAAAATACATTAGATCACCTCCTCATCAATAAACTCGTTTAATCCAGCACTCAAGCCCATACTCTTCTTTAATCTTAATCATCTCAGCGACTTGATCAGGCCGGAAACTACTAACGTCCTGGCTTGTGATGTATTCCCCGTTTTTGTATATCTCAATCAACACTTTCATTCTTTACCTCCTCCTTAACTGGTGCAGGTGCATCAATTTGAGCGCCTAAACAGTCACAGTATTCGTCAAATATGAAATGCATACACCTATTTTCACGGCTTGATCTTTCATAATATACGCAGTTTTCCTGTTCGGTCCTGTCAGAGGCCGTACACACAGACATTGTTTTCCTTTTACAGAAATTTGTTAAAGTCGTCATGCGATCACCTCCCGTTTAAACCTCCTTCACTTCTTTATCAAAAGCGGTTGTTCCCTTTTTATTAATTTGCAAAAGTTTGTGTTGCGCCTCAATCAAGTGCCCTATGATCGCCTTTCTTTCTTCTATGTTTTTATCATCGGGCATCATGATAAGCTTCATCAAGTTGTCCACCAAGATTACCGCTTTGGTGAAAGTTTTGAAACTTACAGGTTTATTTGTTGTTTTCATTTCCTTCTCCTTTGTTGATTGTTATCATTTAGCCTATCACAAGCCCTGCGGTTTCCCACAGGGCTTAACAAGGGCTAAGGATCGGTATTATCGCCTTGCCACTTCATCTGCAAACCATTTTTCAGCCTCATCTCTATAACAATTCTTCCATTCAGAATTTGAAAATCTTTTTTCAAATTCATCGTTTAATTTATCCAATTGTTTTTGGGTGTACCCCTCTGTGTTTTTTGTTGTCATCATTTTCATTCCCTCCTGTTAAGTGTTGTTGTTTTTCGGCATCTATCCTTTTTATTGATATGTGTTTAACATCCAAGGTTTAATATGATTACTGATGTTTTTTCTCGCCCAAGTAGTTACTCTATTTTTTGCTTTTTGAAAATTCGTTCCATGTGTTTGAGCAGTTTGTTCATATAATACAGCTTCTAAATGATGAGCGAGCTCATGTAGAAGTGTAAAAATATTTTCTTCCATTAGATCTATACAGGCTTCTTTTTTTATATTGGCTTTATGATACAAGCCAAGGTATCTTTTGTTATCTGAAGTATTAAGGACAACCAAAGGAAGTTTAAAATTGTGGCATAACGCATTAACAAGGATTCTGGCTTCCCAAATTTTTATATTTGGGTTAAATTTTTTAATTTCGGTTTCCATTTTCGTTCTTCCTTTTAGTTTTTTAAAAGTATATTTTATCAGGTAGTATTATATAGAGCAAGATGTGTGCCAAGGTATGAATTTATTAAACGTAAGGAAAACAAGAGGTTATAATTTGGCACAAAACTTGCTTACACGGAAAAGTGACAATTTACGCCAAGAAATGACAATTTGCGCTAAATTAAAAACCGTGCCAAAAACATAAAAAGATTGACAAACATATTAAAAAACAGTATATAAACACATGATAAAAAAGGAAACAAGAGGTCGCCACAGACTATACGGCGAACTGACCGAGCCAGCATCAACCGCAATCACTCCCGGGCTTAGGACAGCATTAGAGCGCCAAGCGGCTAAACAAGGGTGGTCGCTATCACGGCAGATAAGCTACGCTTGTGCAAGATTTGTTGCTGCCCGGAAGATTACAGATGATATAGGGTTGACTTAATATCCTATAGGATAATATATGCCAATACAAGAAAGAACGAAAAATGGGACGAAACAATATCGTTGGGGAAATTCCGGCACATGGTATACAAACGAAAGCCAGGCACATAAACAAGGCATGGCAATCCAGGCGGAAACCAAGCGCAGACTATACTTGCAAAAAAAGAGACACATAGGCAAGGATGCAGTCAGGACACAGTTACGAAAGCGGAAAATGTTAAGACAAATATCGGAAGGTAAGTGATATATGCCAGCAGGTCAGCCAACAAAATTTAATGAGGAAATGCAAAGACAGTCCTTGTTATTAGCAATTAAGGGGTTTACCGATAAAGAAATAGCTCAAGTACTTGGGATTACAGAGCAAACGCTAAACAACTGGAAAAAAGCGCAACCCAAATTCTTTGAGTCCTTAAAAATAGCGAAGGAAGATGCAGACAGGAAAGTTGAGAGATCGCTGTACGAGAGGGCTTGTGGGTATGAGCACCCGGAAGATAAAATATTCAACAACGCCGGGAAAGCTCTTATAGTTTGTACGGTTAAGCATTACCCCCCCGATCCTACGTCAATGATTTTCTGGCTAAAAAACAGGCAACCCAAAAAATATAGCGATAGGCAGGAGCTTGACATTAATGTGGGGTTGAAGGGTTATACAGAGAAAGAAATAGAAGAGGAGTTGAAAGCGCTTGAAGCTAACCAGGGAGCAAAAGGAGCGCAAACTCCTATTATTAAGGGAAAAGGCAAGGCGTAAGGTCGTTGAGTCGTTCCCTTTTTTTATAGCTAACCATTGTCACATAATTGATAAAAATACAAAAGAGGCAATTAAATTTAAATTATGGCCGGCACAAGAAAAGATACTCCCGGATATACTCAGCGCGATGTTGCTGATAATCCTCAAGGCCAGGCAACTAGGCTTGACCTGGATATGTGCGGCTTATGTTCTTTGGTATGCAGGCACAAAGCGTAACCGGTTAGTTGTAGTCATCTCAGCCAAAGGCGATTGGGCTGTTGAATTCCTAGAGCGTGTCTATTTTATGCTCAGAAGGCTCCCAGATTGGCTATTTAACACAAAAGTGTCGAAAGAGACCACCGAGGTTTTAACTTTTAAGCACCCAGATGGCTCTGAGTCAACTATTAAGAGCTTACCCACTACCGAGGCAGGGGCGCAGAGTAAGACACCTGACATATTAATACTTGATGAAACATGCTGGAATCCTTACATAAAAGAGATTTATATGGCTTCAAAGCCTGGTATAGATGCAGCAGGAGGGCGGATCATCCTTATAAGTAACAGCATAAAATATGCTCCCGGGTGGGGCTGGACGCGCGATATGTATATCGGAGCTATGCAAGGTCTCAATAGTTTTAAGCGTATATTCATGCCATGGCAAGCGCGACCGGATAGACCGGATGATTTTAGAGCAATACAATTGCTAGAAGGTATGGACGATGAAGCTTTCAGCGCACAGTACCCGGAAACAGAGGAAGAAGCTATTTCGACTCTTACCGGTTCCTATTTTGGCAAAACGTTATCCAGACACTTGTCAGGAGCCAAAGGCACCACTGGTAAATTTTACACTGATAGACGCCATGAGATGGCTTTTGTCGAGTCTAAGGGTGGGACGATAGAGTTATGGCGATATCCTTACAGCCTGCTATCTGATTACGACCAACTACCCTGGACAAAAAGATATGCGATAGGGAGCGACGTTTCAGAGGGTTTAGGGCAGACTTACAGCGTAGCCTATGTAATCGACAGGCTATATGATCAGCTAATATGCAGGATGCGCTCAAACCGCATAGACGCTCATATATGGGGGGGCATGCTCTACGAATTGTCTGTATATTATGATAATGCTATAATTTGCACAGAGCGCACAGGAGCGGGGCAGACGACCATTAAACATTTACAAGTTTTAGGAGCAAACCAAACAGTTGAGCTGATAAGCGGAAAGATAGGCTCGCCAGTGACTAAAAAGTTTGGATGGGGTGAGACGGACCAGGCTAAACACGATCTATCCGAGGATTTAAAAAGATGGTTCAGGACTACTGAAGGCGGCTTTAACTGCCCTTATTTACTCGACGAAGCATCAACATGGATATTAACACCAGGCACAAGGATCGGCAGGATTGGCCCGGAAGAGGGGAAACTAGGAGATTGCGTTATCGCTGCCGGTCTGGCTATTCAGGCAAGCCTATTTTTAGGCGGAAGGCCAAAGAAGCAAGAACCACCAGACCCAGGATGGATGCAACGCCTGAAGGGCGAGGAAAAGACAGCATGGGTAAAATAAGCGGACACCGAGCAATTACTAAAAAGCTTTTAAAAAATGAGCTAAAGCCATTATGTTCTACGCAACTCACCAAGGAGGCGGTGATAGGTATAAGCGAACATAAATTTAAGCAAGAATACCCTAACAAGGTAAAACGAATGGGTAAAATAATACAAGAATATATGTCTTTTATGCAGGACTATATATCGGGGTTGATATTCAGGGAAAGTTTGGCTAAAAAGGCGAATTTAGAAAGGCTTGAAAATATAACGAAAAGTCATAGGGTGTCCACCGGTGGGCGAGTTGGAAAACATAATGCAAAACATGGTAGAAATTAAAGATATTGCGGAGAATATTTAAAAGAAATAATAAAAGGAGTATAGAATGCAAGCAGGAAAAAACTCAGGCCAGCAGAGTGGCACAACTGTAATATTTGCAGGGCCGTGTCAAATCACAAGGGTAAAGATCAACGCTCCCTCTCATGACGGCAAAGTTATTGTATATGACAATGCATCGGCAGCATCAGGCAAGATAATTGATGAGACAGAAGTTTTAACGGCAAATAAATACGGTGGGTCAAACTGGCCAGGTGCAGCACCTGATAGATGTGATAACGGCATAACGGTAATCGGAACAGGCACAGGTATAACCTATAATATAAGTTATATACCGAAGGCGGGATAAATGAACCTTGAAGCACTATCTGAAGGATTAAAAGAATTGCGCTTAAGGGTCGAGAACATCAATAAAGCTCCTGAACTTTCTTTAAGTGGTGGAATATACAAAGGGAAACCGGACGTACAAACGCTTTTTTATGATAATTGGATGTTTGGTTACAAACTAGAAGATGGCATAATGATGAAGCGCAAACTATTTGTCATGATAGAAGGGTATAGATTCGACGAAATACCAGAGGAGCAAAAAGACCCGATACTATTACTGTGTTATGATGTATTCTTCGATCAAGGGCAAGGCGTGCCGGAAATTGAACCTATATCCGAGAGCGCTATATTGATATGGCAGGTATTTCAGCCTGGTTACTGGTATGAGCGCAATCCTGGGGTTGTAGTGCCGGGGAAGGGGAAGCTAAATTGAAAGGTGCTATAACGATAATAAAAAAGCCAAGCATTATAGATATAAAATGGTTATGTAAGAAAGTTATGAAAAACACAATTTATCACCAGTTGGCTAAAAAGTATAATTGTCCAGACAGGTATATACTTGGTGTTGAAATGGAAGGTAACGAAAAGATAAGAGAACAACATGACCGAAATTAACCTTGACAAGATAATAGCCGATCAAACCGCCACGAAGGGTGTAAGGGAGGTTTATGCCCTTTTAAAAGCATTTAAAGAGCCCCAATCAAGAGCAGCATGGTTGGATCAGAAAAAGCTGAACGATAAAGCCGTGCATCAGAACGAGATGTGGAGTGACAAGGAGAAAAAGGCTCTTGAAAAAGAGGGTATGGTCGACCTTGTAATAAACAAGTGCAATAAGGGTGTTCAAGGCTCAACAGCTATCGTTACAAGCAACAAACCTGAAATTAAGGTTTTTCCTGTAGGTAGTGGTGATTTATACGAAGCGGAATTGCTGAAACGCGCACATGATCTTGTTGCTGCTAAAAATGACGGGCAGGGTGTAATTTATGATATGATCGAAGAGTCTAAGGTGGGGGGGATCGGATTTATAGACGTCAAGTATAATGGTTCAAGGGGTATGTTTGGGCGTATAGAGTTTGAAGAGACAGAACCTATGGATATATACTGGTCAAAAGATACGAGGAAGGTGGATTTTTCCGATACCGATATTTTAAAAGCCAAGTTACGAACTCGGTCATATATAAAAGAAAACTATGACAACATACAAGACGCTGACCTGTCTTATGAGAAGGCTGAACAGACCGAAGATGGAAAATCGAGTAGTGTTACCGGTGCTGACAATTACACAATTCCTCATGATTCTGAGACAAAAGAACACGGCATAACCGAACAAAAAAATGTATGGGAAATCGAGGCATGGCTCAATAAAACCGTAAAAAGAGCAATTGTGACCATTCAGAGCCCCAATGAAGATCCTAAAGTTATTAAGGTTGATGCTAAAACCCGAAAACCTGAAGAAATCACAGCTTACTTTCAAGAACAATCCCCAGAGGCAAAAATATCAATTAAAATAAGAAAGGTTGAGGTTAGAGTTCAAAGAATTATAGTGGGACGTAAGCAAATAGGCGAGGATAGGGAGAACCCTCACGGCGAAGATGCAGACGGTTTACCTGTTATTCCGATCATTGCTCTTCCGCATAATAAGCTTGTGAATGGTTATTCTTCTTGCCCAACCACTTATGCTTTGCCTATCAACCGTGAAAAGAACAAGAGAAGAGCGCAATTTATATATTCAGCAAGCCAGAACTCTAACGCTCCCATTGTGGAACCAGAAGGTATGACGAAATGGACAGGCAACCCTGGTACACCTGGGTCTATTGTTAAGGTTGATACTAAGGCGCCTTTCCAGCCAACGAGGATGATGGCCGGCACGTTCGATATTGGTAAGTTTGCAGAATTGGAAACATTGGCAGATAGGGATATTGATGACCAATACGACCAACACGATGTAATGAGAGGTAAACTACCGCCGGGACAACCAAACGCATCAGGAAGAATGGTCTTAGCACTTCAAGATTTGGGTGGGATGATGAGCAATCCATTTCTAAGAAAAACCGAGGCAGCGATCACGAGGCTTGCAAAAGCTATAACAGTTTTAGTTATGAAGCACTGGAATCGACAAATGTGGGAAAGGCTGGTTGAGCCGGACGAAATGCAAAGATGGACGCCTGAAGGCAAGGTTAATGTGGATGATTTTGATGGTAACGAGGAAGAATTCAACGATATTAAGCGTCAGATTACAGCTAAATGGATGGCAGCACTTGAAAGGATACGCCCTGCTGATCCTTCAAAGTCCCCGGGTTATGAACTAATTGACCTTGATATAAGACTAACCGCAGGCAGTTCAATGCCGACCAATAGGATAGCAAGACAAGAGGTCGGCATGGAAATGGGGAAACTGATAGGCCAGGTTGATCCTGTATCCGGCATAGAATATGCTCTTGAATATTCAGACGATGTTAATAAAGACAAGATTCTAAACAAGTTAAAGACGGCAGGCCAGGGGCAACCGTTGAAATAGGGGGATTTTATGAGCGAGCGGGGGTCTTTTGTAACCGAGTATATGTATTGTGACGAATGTTTTAAGGCGGCAAAGGCAGTTCTTTTGGGTTTTGAAAAACATCTATGTTCAGTCCCAATACCTTCATGGGAAGGTGGGGGAAAGGAACTGCCTATAATTGCTGGCAAAATAGGCGGGTTGTATGAAAATGAGGAATTATACACGTTTGAGTCTGAGTTTAAGCCCAAATTAGAAAAGGTGCTATGTAAGGCCAACGGTATCAGAATTGCTATATTGCCAGATAGTGGTGAATCAAAAGTTATGTATGTAAGTTCGAAAAAGGAGTAAACCATGACAAAGAAAAAAAAGGAAGCCGAGAAAAAAAAATCCGAGACTAAAACCATTAAAGCCGAAATGGCTTTCAGGCGGATGCTGACTTCCGGTGGTATAGGCTTTAATATTATATCTGATGAGATAACATACGGCAAACGTATTGATTTTGTTGGTTTTTTACCGCCTGGTTTTAATTTAACTGAACATAAAATAACTGGGAGTGTGACATATAAAATTAATGTTAGACGAATCGTATAAATACAGAAAGTCAAAAAGCGGTCTTTTAATAGCTCATAAAGACGAAAGAGAATTTATAAGAACGCCAAAAACCGCAGGATGTTGTAATTTACATTACATGCCAACAGACGGAAGACGGTGTGATGAAATAATTGAACATAACGGGGGTGGGATTTTAATACCATGTTGTGGAAATTGTTGGTATTACAATGATAATAGTTTGAAATATAATAAATTATAGGGAGAAAACAGTAAGGCTTCCGCCCGGCCAGGCGGAATTACCAAGCATAAACGAAGGGTGGTGAGTGCGCACTAACTCACCACTCTTTTTTTATGCGCAATTAAAACAGCTACTTGACGGCTAAATGTCATGGAAAGGTAAATCATGGGAGATTTTTTAACATTCTTGCTGAGAATTCTACAAGATCAGCGAGGGGAAGTGGGAGACGATCTTGATGGGTTGGGAGATCCACCAGTAGATCCGAGAGAACCAGTAGAGCCAACGGAACCAGAACCCGTGGAACCGCCTGTTGATCCGGGAGAACCACCAAACGGCGATCCAGAAACTGTGATTGATGGCGAAGGCGAACCCGTACCGTATAAGAGATTTTCAAAAGTGTACGGGGAAATGAAAACAACAACTGAAAAATTCGATCTTTTTAAACGCTTAGGGCCGGATAAATATTACGAAGTTTACCCGGACGAAAAGCCGGAGAAAGAACCAGAGGAAACACCTGAAACGCCTGTCTCTATTTCTGAAGCTGCAAACATGGTTATTAATGGTGGCCCTTACGATGGTCAAACATTAGGAGAGGTTTCTAAAACCGATCCATTATCAGCAATGGCTATGTACGATGAGTATAGAGCAGAACAGAGAACAAAAATAGAGGATGATAAAAGGTTTAAAACTGAGGCAGAACAAGAGGAAAAAGATTTTAAGTCTGAACAGGAGAAGGGGATGTTTGAAAAGGAATACAGCACCTTAAGTACAGTCGAGCAAGACAAAATAGATCAAGTCATTTCGTCAGCGCTCGGGTGGATGGAAAAAACCGGTAGGGGTGGGGGCAACCTGTTTGATGCTCACTACCTGATGAATAGAGACGCTGACATAGCCGCAGCTAAAGGCGATGCGGCGGCCAGCATGGTTAACGCTATCACAAGGGGTGTTGTTCAATCCATTCCCGGCAAAAAGGGAAACGAACAAACAGGTTATGGTGCTTACATAAACTTAACCAGAGATCAGCTTGCAGATAAATTAGAAAAAATGTCTGAATCTGAACAGGCTACATTTTATGGAAAAGCTCCCGCAAACCTGAAAGATAAGTTTCCCGACTTACCCTGGTAGTTTAAAAGATCGGTTATAAGGAGAATTTATAATGGCTGATTGGACATTCGCAACAGGCGATGCATTAACCCGTAAGGCTTGGGTAGACAAGTGGTGGATCGAAGCTAAAACCGAATCGTTTTTTTACGGTAATGGCTTTGTGGCTAAAGGGGAGGATAACTTTATCGTTGAACTTCCCGATCTTGAGAACGCTCAAGGTGATAACATTACTTATGGGCAGGTAAGGGAAGTTTCCGGAGCCGGAGTAGCGGCGGACGCAACGATGGAAGGTAGCGAAAACGATGTTACCGTTTTTGATGACGATGCAACTTTAACACAGATCAGGAATGCCATAAGAACGAAAGGTAAGCAGACAGAACAGCTTGCATCGGAGGCTAACGGCCTGAGAAAATGGGCTAAAACCCTTCTTAAAAGATGGATGGCATCCTATATCGACCAGAAGTTTTTTACCGATCTGGCAGGGTCCGCCACAAAAGTGCTTTATGGTGGTGACGCAACCGCAACCGGCGATGTTGAAGCGGGGGACTATATGACATTACAGCTTATTTCTAAGGCTGTAACATATTCTGCAAAAGCCACCCCTGAAATAGTTGGTAAAACCATTAAGGGAAAAGAGACATTTGTATGTGTGATGGCTCCTGACCAAGCTTTCGACCTGACGGAAAGGGACGCGGCATGGTCGCAGGCACAACGTGAAGCAACGCGTAGGGGCCCTGACAATCTTATCTTTCGCAGAGCAATGGGTGTTCACAAGGACACCGCTTTGCATTCTCACAAAAAAGTAGCCCTGGCAACCACATGGGGAGGTACGAGTAACCTCAACGGAGCAAGCGCTATTTTTATGGGGATTAACGCTGGTGTAATAGCTTATGCGAAGCGTAAGATCTGGAACGAAAAAACATTCGATTATGGGAACAAGGTCGGTTTTTGTATCGGCTCTATCCTGGGAACGTCAAAATCTGTATTTAACAGTGCAGATAATGCCGTGATTTTGCTTAGAACCTATCGAACAAGCAACTAAACATCTTGGGCGGATAGCCTGGTGGTAGCTTCATCTGGTGAATCACAGGAACTCTCCCGCTCCTGTGCGCCGCCCCTGTCAAAAGCGGGAAAGGGAGTTTTAAATGGGTAATTTAGTGGATCCGATAGAGGAAGAAGACAAAGAGAGAAAGGCCGAAACTGCGGTTAGTGCAATTAAGAGTATTGATGATTTATCTTTTGATGATTTACAGGCTATTCCTCAAAAAGCTGCCAGCATGGCGCACCCTTTTGACGGATATCCTTACGAAAAGATAAAAATCGGAACCGACAAGCAAGGTAAAGGTATTGAGGTTATTTCAGCGTTCCTTGTCATGCTTTTTCCTGCATATGTTCCGCCTCAAGACATAAGCGGGGTTGGTGTAACAATAAAAAGAGCGGCAGAAAAGACCAAAAAGGGAGATACTTTACCGGAACGGGAAGAAATTGTCACAATAAAAACCTCTCATAATGTTATTGTAGTTGATTATGACAACGCAAAGATGAACATTGATGTGGTTTTTGATCGGGAGTTTGCGTTATCAGGCGGTAAGAAGGTGTTAGGGGCAGTCGTGCCGAGTCACAGCGTAAGAGCGCAGTTAATGTTTGAGTATGACGCTAAAAAAGAGCGTGTTTTTGCTACTAAAAAGTATGTTCTTGTGGATGTTCGGCAGGAAAATAAACTGAGAAAGGTATTTGATATTGTTATGTTTTCAAAACTCAGAAATGAGAAACTTGTAAACAAACATTATACAGATGAAGGAGATTAAACGTGGCACATCCAGACATAACGCCGAGAGGCATTGGTCAAAACCATAAAGTCGATTTGCTTTATCAGATTGTAAGTTCAATTGCAGGTATTTGTGCAAAGCTCGATTCAGACGGCGGCGTGACAGACACAACTTATACCGCCCTATGCTACACTGCAATTATTAAGGTTATAATTGAGGATTCCAAAGACAACAAGACCGGAAACTCAAGGGATTATTTCATATCACCTTACGGGATAAGCGATAAGGCATTGCAAGCGTTGCTATACCAGATATTTAATTCGTTTGAGACATTAACCGAACAGTTAGACGCTGATGGCGGCGTGACAGACACCGACTATGAAGCATTGTGCTATACGGCTAAGTTTCTTGGAATTATTGAGGATGGTAAAGGGAACGCTCTTGGCAACGGAACGAGTTTTTACTTTAGAGCCGGTGGTTTTGAAGTGCCGGAACTCATAGATTTGCTTTATAATATGGTTGATGCTATCGAAACACTGACGGAACAATTGGACGCTGATGGTGGGGTAACGGACACCACTTATGAGGCATTGTGGTATACGGCCAACATTACGGTCAAGATCGAAAATTCCAAAGGAAACTTACTCGGAAACTAAAATTTCAAAGGAGAACGAAATGAAACGATTATTTAAAATATTAATGATCATAGCAGTAGTGTTTATTTTTGTCATTCCTGCGCAAGCAGAGTGGCGTGACATGTGGGCGGCAGTTTACAAGTTGGACAATAGCGGCGGCGGTGAAAGGCTGACCAGAATCACAAGCGGCATAACATTCAAGGTTTTACAGGCCGATAGCGATACCGCAGAAACCTTGTATGTAATGCAAAAAAAACAGGCATTTACATCTTTAACAAACCCGGTGACTACTTCAGACTTTGAATCTGCAACCGTGTGTAACGATGTTGTATCGTTTAGAGTTGATCCTGGTCATACGGGCGATGAATATGTTGATTTAATAGTGGTTGATACCGCGGGTGGATACACCGCTTGTATTGAAGATTTCGACCGGTATAATCACAGAATTATCATAGACGAAAGACCAAACGTACAGCATCATGGTGTTATATGGTTTTCAGATACCACAACGGATGAAATTGCTACCGGAATAGACTTTGATTATGACACTGCTATTCAAGCGGTAGGTGTTGAAGTCGTAACCACTCAGTCGGGCGGTACTGTTGCTGTTGGCCTGTTAAGTTC